TAATTGCATCTGCCACATCAGGCGGTGCGCCAACATCCATGACTGTATCAGCAGTTCGTGCAAAAAATGTTACTGGCGATATAAATACTTGCTGCGTAAGTATATTTAGATAAGGATAAATTATGGCTTCAGTAGTTATTTCTGGCGATACAAGCGGTAGCATTACCTTACAAGCACCAGCAGTAGCAGGGTCTACTATCCTTAACCTACCTGCAACAAGTGGTACGGTAGTTGCTACGGCAACTGGTTTAATTTCAGGTACTTTAAATAACATTCAAGTATTTAGCTCAACTGGTACTTATACAGCAACATCTGAAACTACCTCTGTAGTTGTTCAAGTAGTGGGTGCTGGTGGCGGTGGCGCAGGTAGAACAAATGCTTCTTTTGGTGGCGGTGGTGGAGGTGCAGGTGGTTATGGTCAAAGAAGAATAACATCTGCATTTAGTGGCACAACAGTTACTATTGGTACTGCTGGAACTGCAGGTGCTGGCGGTGGTTCTGGTGGGGCAGGTGGAACTTCATCATTTGGTGCATTTGTATCATGCACAGGTGGGGCAGGTGGAACAACTTCTGGTAGTGGTGCGGGAGGAACATCTTCTTCTGGAGATATAAATATAGGTGGTGGTGGTGGTGGTAATTACGCAGGAACTGCTGGTGGAATTGGTGGAGGCAGTTTTTTTGGTGGTGGTGGAAACTCTGCTACTGCTGGAGCTGCTTATGGTTCTGGTGGGGGTGGTGGAAGTGTAGCAAGCACAAATGGTGCTAATGGTGCTGCTGGTTTAGTAATTGTATGGGAGTATAAATAATGAAAGCACTTATCTCACCTAATGAAAATAATCGTATTGCAGAGGTGTTAGTACAAGAATTTGAAGTAGCTCAACCTTTATATTGGGTTGACTGCGCTGGTGCTGTTACAACTGAATGGACATATGTAGATGGGCAGTTTATTGCTCCTGTAATTCCTGAAGTTATCGCTATAACAGAACCAACAAAAGAACAGCTCATAGCTGAACTTGCATCATTAACAGCTAAAATACAAGCATTAGGATCTTAACATGGCTATAGTTTTAGACGGAACGGCAAATACAATTACAGCAGCAGCTACATCAGCTACTACTGCTACGGCTTTAACTACTGCTAGTGGTTCAGCACCATCTTATTCAGCAAGGGCATGGGTTAACTTTAACGGGACAGGAACGGTTGCAATTATTGGAAGTGGTAATGTAAGTTCTATTACAGATAATGGGACAGGTGATTATACATTGAACTTTACAACAGCTATGTCTGATGCTAACTATGCTGTTTCATCTACTAATGCAACTCTTAATGCTAATCTTTCATATTATGCAGTTGGTATTAGGAATCAAAATCCACCTGATACAAAAAGCACTACTGCTCTTAGGATGCAATGTGGTAATAGTGCTACAGGTGGTGCTGCTGATTCTGCACAAATGAATGTAACTATATTTAGATAAGGATAAACCATGCAAAGAATTATATACAAAACAACAGATGGTGGAGTAGCAGTAATAGTACCTACACCTGAGTATTTAGAAACACATACAATTGAAGAATTAGCAGCAAAAGATGTACCTGCTGGAGCTGAATTTAAAATTGTGGATGTATCAGATATTCCGTCTGACAGAACATTTCGTGACGCATGGGAGTTCGCATGATTACTATTAACATAGACAAAGCTAAAGAGATTACTAAGGCACGATTACGCTCTGAGCGTGAAGCATTACTTGTAGCTCAAGATGTGGCATTTCAACGAGCATTAGAAAGTGGCGCAGATACAACAGCTATTGTTGCAGAAAAACAACGCTTGCGTGATATTACTAATGCTGTAGATACAGTAGCAACACTTGATGAATTAAAAGCAATAACAGTAGGATAGTAAATGTTTGGAATAGCAGCATTTTCGCAAGTACCATACAGCTCACTAGCTAGTCAGATACTATTAGCTTCAGCTAGTATTGATGGTAATGCATTAGTTACTGCAAATGCTACAAAAATTAATGGTGGTAGTGCTTTTATTACAGCAAATGCTGTTGTTGAAGCAAATTCATCGCTAACTAGGTTTGGTAACGCACAAATTGTTGGTAATGCGCTTGTTTTAGCAGATGGTTCAAGGGTAAGAGTAGGGGCTGGCAGTATTAATGGCTTGGCGAGTGTTTCTGCAAGTTCTAGTGTAATTTACAGCGCAAATGCTATAATAACAGGCAATGCTACAGTCCAAGCTACTGCATACAGGATTAGAACTGTTGCAGGTAGCATAAACGGTACTGCTACGGTAACAAGTAGTGCAAGTAGAATTATAACATCTACAGGATCAATCAACGGTCTTGCTACAGTTACGGCTCTTGGTGGTGTTCAATATAGCGCAGATGCACATATTAATGGCATTGCAATAGTAACTGCTAGAGGAAATGCAATATGGTACGGTCAAGGTGCAGTTTCAGGTCTTGCAACAGTAGTTGCTAATGGCACAAAATTAGGTGATAACTGGACACCAGTACCAGTTAGTGAAAACACATGGGATAATACAGCAGTAACAGAAAATACTTGGACACCTGTATCAGTAACAAGCAATACTTGGACAGATACATCGGTCACATCAAACACATGGACAGATACACCAGTAACTAGTAATACATGGCTTTTAAAGGGATAAATTATGGCTAAGAATAAGATAAGTGAGTGGAGTGCTACGGCAGCAAACAATACCGACATTGGTGGTATAGATATTGCTGAAGGTTGTGCGCCATCTGGTATTAATAATGCGATTCGTGAATTGATGGCTCAAGTTAAAGACCAGCAAACAGGTACTGATGCAGATAACTTTACAGTAGGTGGTAACTTATCTGTTACTGGCACGACTACCGCTACTGGTGCAATTACTGCTACTGCTGGAGTTACAGGCAACTTAACTGGTAATGTTACAGGTAATGTAACCGGCAATGTCACCGGAGCTACTACTGGCGCACATAATGGTTCTGTTGGTGCTACTACACCTTCAACTGGGGTGTTTACTACTGCATCTGCATCAAGTGGGTTTACTGGCAATGTTACTGGTAATGTTACTGGAAACGTAACTGGCAATGTCACAGGCAATGTGACTGGTTCATCTGGCTCTTGTACAGGTAATTCTGCTACTGCTACTTTAGCTACAAATGTTACTAATGCGCTAGGTCAAAGTCAAACTTGGCAAAATATGGCAAGTAGTCGTGCTAATGGTACTACTTATACTAACTCTACTGGTAAACCTATAATGGTCGGTTTAACTGTCATTGGTACTGGAACTATTACTGTTGATGGCGTTGTAGCAGCAGCTAGTGGAATTAATAATGCTACCAACTATCTTGGCACTATTGTTCCTAATGGGTCATCTTACATCGTTGCTGGCTGGGCTGGTTCATACTGGGCTGAGTTACGCTAATGGCTACACAACGCATAGCATTTACAGAATGGACACCAGACTTAGCTGGTGTTGCTGAGAACTTGTCTGTTGCACAGAATGTAGTGCCAACTGTTCTTGGTTATAACCCATTCCCATTAGCCGTAGAATACTCTGCTGCTGCAAGTGAAAACCTTAACAATGTATTTGCTGGTAAGTTTAGTGCTACAACAAATATATTTGCTGGCGGTGCTACCAAATTATTTAGATTAGATGGTGCTGACTTGAGCATGGACAACGTGTCTAAATCAGGTAACTATTCTAGTGTAGTTAAATGGAATTTTACTCAGTTTGGCGATACCATTATTGCAGCTAACAATGTCAATATATTGCAAGCCTATACTTTAGGCTCAAGCTCACTATTTGCTGATGCAAACGCAAGCGCACCAATAGCTAAATTTGTTACCGTAGTACGTGACTTTGTTGTGGCTGCTAACTTAGATGCTGGTAGTAACTCCAACAAGGTGCAATGGTCTAACATTAATGATGCAACAAACTGGACAGCCGGTGGCGCATCGCAATCTGACTTCCAAATAATTGCCGATGGTGGCAACATTACTGGTCTGACCGGTGGTGAGGTTGGATTAATACTACTAGACCGTGCCATTGTGCGTATGTCTTACATTGGCTCACCTTTATTCTTCCAATTTGACACAATCAGTCGTGGTGTTGGTTGCGTAGAAGGCAACTCTGTTGTGCAGTACGGTGCTATGACTTACTTCTTAGGAGCAGATGGCTTCTATTCATGCGATGGTTCTACAGTAACTGCCATTGGTACGCAAAAGGTAGACTCATGGTTCTATGCCAATGCCAATATTTCCAAACTTAACTTGATGTCATCAACCATTGACCCTATTCGTAAGATAGTGGTATGGAAGTTTATTGATAATTTTGCACAAAACATTTTATTAATCTATAACTGGCAAGTACAGAAGTGGGCATCTTGCACAACTGATGTAGATGTTGTTGCTAGTTCTGCCTCTGCTGGTATGACATTAGAAGGCTTAGATTTGTATGGTAATATGGACACATTAACCACATCATTAGATGACCAATTATGGACAGGCGGTAAGTTCTTATTTGGTGGTGCTAGGGCTACAAAGATAGTGACATTTACTGGTGCTAACTCTACAGCAACATTGACAACTGGTGACATAGGAAGCGAAGTAACTTCTGTGGTTACATTGGCACGACCAATAGTAGATAATGGCTCTGGGAGCGTAGCAATAGCGTCTAGGACACTTCTAAGCGAAGTTCCACAGCTAGGTTCATACACAGCAGCAAGTAGCGAGAATCGTGTAGCATTACGGAGTAGCGGAAAGTACCATCGTTTATCAGTAATTCCTAGTGGTGATCGTTGGTCTAATGCAATTGGTATTGATATTGATATCTCTCCACAGGGTACTAGATAATGTATCGTAAACTTAACCCATCCGGTGCATTGCCTCGTGAAATATCCGAGGTAGTAAACAATCTTGTTGAAGGTAAGTCTAACAATACTGGTACGGTTACTTTAGCGGTTGCAAGTGCTACAACTACAACGCTTTATGATGAGCGTATAGGATATGATTCTGTAATTGTATTTATGCCGACTACTGCTAATGCTGCAAGTGCAATGACAAACTTATATGTAAGCGCAAAGACTCAAGGTAGTGCTACGCTGACTCATTCTGCAAACACGGCAACAGATAAAACTTATGGTTACATTGTGGTGGGATAATGGACTTTGCTTATGTACAGCCTAACGAATTAAGACATTGCTGGTGGTGGGTTCGCCAAGGTCTTGAGAAGGTTCGTGCTAAAGGTCATTCAGAATGGCTTGCAGAAGACATTTATTGCGACTGCTACGAGCAGAGATCAATGTTATGGATATTGCCAGAAAAGAAAGGTTTTATAGTATTACAGCCTAACGGTGTAGAGATGCACATTTGGGCAGCATGGTTAGATTCAAGCAACCCTGATGATTTATCCTTTGGACTTGAGTTTGCCAAGAGCATTGCTAAACAAGGCAACTGCAAAAAAGTGACGTTTTCTTCTATGCGTAGTGGATGGGAAACGAGAGCAAAACAACTAGGATTTAGACCAAGAAATTGGGAATTAAGCATTTAGGAGCATTACATGAAATACAATCACTTAGATATGTTGCCAGAGTTAGCATTCCAACCAGTAGGCAAACGCATGACTTTAGAAGGCGGTGGAGGTGGTCAGACACAGCAATCACAAACAGGCATTGACCCAATACTTAAACCTTACGTTAGCTATGGCTTACAGGAAGCTAAAAACCTTTATCAAGGTGAAAGTCCACGTTATTATCCTGGTCAAACTTATGTTGCACCATCTGCTCAAACAACACAGGCTTTAACGGCAGCAGGTAATCGTGCCATGATGGGCAATCCATTGCTACCAGCAGCACAACAACAACAACAAGCAGTAATTAGTGGGCAATACCTACAAAATAACCCATACTTTAATCAAGCATTAGCCGGTGCATCACAAGGGGCAACACAAACCTACATGGATGCAATTAAGTCTGCTCAAGGTGGCGCATCAATGGCTGGTCGTTACGGCTCTGGTGTAAGTGCTGATATTCAAAACCGTGCTGCTAATACATTGGCTAATACATTGGCGAACAAATACGGTGAACTTGCCTATGGTAACTATGCTGCTGAACGTGGTAGACAAGAGGCTGCTGCAATGGGCGCACCAGCATTGGCTAACGCTGACTACACAGACATCAACCAATTGCTTAAAACAGGTCAAGCGCAAGAAGACTACGCTAACACAGCACTACAGGCAGACATTAATCGCTTTAATTACAACGAGAACTTGCCTACTGCTAAACTTAATCAGTACGCTCAATATTTATCTGGCACACCTCAAGGTTCTACTACTACAAGCACATCAAGTGGTGGTAAAATAGTATGTACCGCAATGAATGAGGCTTATGGCTTTGGTTCATTCCGACAAGCTGTATGGTTACAACATTCTGCTAACATGAAGAATGCTAAGACGATTGAGAAGGGCTATCACACATTATTCTTACCTGTCGTAGCCTATGCCTTCAACGGTACACCAAATGCGCTTAGAAACGCTGTAAGACGTGTTGCAGAGCATATTGCACGTCATCGTACTGCTGACTTGTGGAAAGAGATGCGTGGTAAGAAACGTGACCCACTAGGTCGTATCTATCGTGCAATCATAGAACCTATCTGCTACTTAGTTGGCAAAGTGAAGGGAGCTTAATATGGGTCAATTAGCCGTTCCAATTATGATAGGTGCTGCCGTAGGTGGTGGTACAAAACTATTACAAGGTAAAGGTCTTGGTGGCATTCTTAAAGGTGCTGCCTTAGGCGGTGCAATGGGTGGTGTAGGTGGTAGCCTTAGTGGATTAATGAGCCAAGGTGCTACTGGTGCAGTAGGTGCTGCTGGTGAGGCTGGATTAGGTGGTGCTGGCATAACTGGATTAGAAGGTGGATTACTTAATCCAATAGGTCAAGGTATTCAATTAGCTCCATCCACAGCAGGTACATTAGATTTTATCCCACAAGCAATGCAAGTATCTAACGCTCCGATGTCGCTTGCTGGTGGTGGTATTGCATTACCACAAAGCGTAGGAACTCAATTGGCAGCAGGTAATGTTGGTAGCATGGGAAATAACTTATCATCTTTAGCTAGTAAGTATGGAACGATTGATAACTTACAAGGTGCAGCACAGGTAGCTAGCATGTATCAACCACAGCCAATGCAAGCAGCTCCAGCAGGTCGTATTGAGGTTGGTCAAGCTCCTACAGGGGCAATCTATGATGCGTTACGTCAAACTGGTTACACATTGCCTAAACGCAGAGAAACAAATTTTAGCTTGTTAGGATAAATTATGGCAAACGGATTATTAGATTATATAAGTGGCTTTGGATCAACACCTCCAGAGTATTTGGGCGGTTTGCTTGGTCAAGAAGCTGTAGACAAGTTAAAAGGTCGTGCAGCTACTACTGGTATCGCCAACGCTGTATTAGGTTACCTAGCAGCACCTAAGAATCAAAACTTAGGATTAGGTCGTATCATTGGTCAGTCACTCC